CACCGCCAGCAACGACGGCACCACCATCCCCGTGGCCGTACCGCCCGGCTGCCCCGACGGCCCAGCCACTATCCCGGTCACCACACCAGACGGCGAGACGACCGTCGAGTTCACGGTGCTGCCGGCCTCCGGGCCCACCGACGGCCCCGACGTGATCGCCAACCTGGTCGCCCTGCTCGCCGCCGAGCTCGGTGTGCCTGTGTCGTCACGACGCAGCCCCACAGCCACCAAAGACTCCGACCCGTCCGTCGTCGTGCGCCGCACTGGTGGCCCGTCCAAGGGTGTCGCCTCCGACAACCCGGCCGTGACGATCGAAGCGTGGGCACCGACCACCACCGAATCGTTCCAGCTGCTCCAGTCGGCCCGCCTGGTCGTCATCGAAGCGGCCGAACAGGGCCGCGCCGGGCTCCGCCGCTACGAAGAGTTCGCGGGCCCCGCCGATCTCCCCGATCCATCCACCACCAACCCCCGACACACCCTCACGGCATCCGTCGTGACCCGTCTCGAATAGGAGCACACCATGGCATTGGACCGAGCAAACGTACGCGTGGCGGTCACTGGAGGTGTCTTTCGTGGCGTCTCCGGCACGCCCGTCCCCACCACCGTCGCCGGCGTTCTTAACGCCGCCCTGAAGGATCAGGGTTACGTTGGCGAGGACGGCATCACGCAGTCCATCGACAAGGACACCACCGACATCACCGCGTGGCAGGGGTCCGACATCGTGCGCGAGGTGCAGACCTCCCACAAGCTGACGTACCAGCTGAAGCTGATCGAGGTGAACCCGGAGACACTGGAGACGGTGTACGGCAACCACGCTGCCGGAACGACCCTCATCACCGGGGCGACCTTGCCCGCCTCCGCGTGGGTGTTCAACGTCGTGGACGGCGAGAACCTGATCCGCCTGGTGATCCCCGACGGCCAGGTCCACGAGATCGGCGATGTGGTCTATGCGGCCGGTGAAGAGGTCGGCCACGAGATCACCATCACCTGCTACCCGGACGCCAGCGGCGTCAAGGCGTACCTGTACAACGGGACGGCCGTCTGATGGCGTTCGACCTCGACGCCGCCGGCGCCGAGACGGAGCCCCTGGAGCCTTTCGAGTTCACGTTCGGCGGGGAGAGCTACACGCTCGCTGCCGAGCCGGACATGCGGGTCTTTGCACTGCTCGACGGCGAGCACCTGGAACGTGCGTTGGCGCTGCTGCTCGGTGATGAGCAGTGGGAGCGGATGCTGGCCAGCTCGTCGACGTTCAAGGGGCGGCAGATGTCCGCACTGTTCGAAGCGTACGGCAAGCACGCCGGGTTCGACCCGGGAAAATCCGAGGCCAACTAGCCCTCGTCGAGGATCATGGTGGAGCGCTGGAGGCCGACCTCCAGCGCTACTACCACCTCCACATCGGGCTCGTTGGCACGAGGGCGCTCAGCTGGAGACGGTTCGGCAACCTTGTCGAGCACCTGCCGTCGGATGCGGCGACCGTCCGCGCCCTCAATGGCGGCGACCCGCTCCCGCACCTGGAGCACCGCCTGTTGGCGCTGGCGATCAACCAGCTGATGGCAGCGAACTGGCAGCGCGGTGGCGGCAAGGGGCGCAAACCTCAGCCGATCCGCCTGCCCGGTGACCCGACCGACGACCGCGCGTCGAAGATCGGCAAGGCCCGTCCGATAGCCGAGGTGCGCAAGGTACTCGACAACTGGTCAGAGATCGTCCGACCGAAGGGAGGTGTCAACCGTGTCCGTTGAGCTGGCAACCGCTTTCGTCCACCTCCAGTCGTCCACCCGTGGACTCGGTAAGCAGATCACCAAGGAGTTCGGGCCGCTCCAACCGGCCGCCTCGGAGGCCGGCGACGAAGCCTCCGAGGGTTTCGCTGAACGGTTCAAGGGCGGGCTCAAGAAGTCGATGGCCGTTGTCGGTGCCGTGGGTGGCGCCATCGCCGCTAAGGGCTTCCTGGATGCGACCAGCAAGGAGGCTGGCTCCGACTTGCTCGCCGCCCGCATCGGGCTGAGCCCTGAGGAGTCGGCCCGCATCGGCAAGATCGCGGGCGGACTATACGGCAACGCCTACGGCGCAGACCTCGGCCAGGTGAATGATGCCATCGACGGCATCAAGGTCAACATCGGCGACCTTGGCAAGTTCTCCAACGCCGAACTGACCGGCATGGGTGCCAAGGCGCTCGACCTGTCCAAGATCATGGACGAGGACGTCGGCCGCGTGACCCGCGGTGTCGGCCAGCTGATGCGCAACGGGCTCGCCAAGGACGGCACCGAGGCGTTCGACCTCATCACGGCCGCATCCCAGAAGCTCCCGAAGGAGATGCGCGGCGAGCTGCTCGACACCATCGAGGAATATTCGGCCGACCTCTCCTCGCTCGGCCTCACCGGGCCGCAGGCCATGGGTGCCCTGTCTGCATCGGTGAAGGCGGGCGCGCGCAACACCGACCTGGCCGCCGACGCCCTCCGCGAGCTGTCCATCCGTGGCATCGACGGCACCAAGGCGACCGCCGCGGGGTTCACCGCGCTCGGCCTCGACGCCGACGTGATGGCTCAGAAGCTCGCGGCGGGTGGCCCGTCCGCCCAGAAGGCCACGAGCGAGATCATCCAAGCGCTTTCGGGCATGTCCGACCCGATCGCCCAGGAGGCCGCAGGCGTCGCCCTGTTCGGCACCCGCTACGAGGAGTTGGGCCCGAAGGCGATCGCCGCCCTGGACCCCGCCACGGCGGGCCTGACCGACTACGAGGGCGCAGCCAAGAAGGCGGGGGACACCCTCAACGACAACACGGCGTCGAGCGTCGAGGGGTTCAAGCGCAAGGCGTCGGAGATGGCCAGCAACCTGGCCGCCAAGGCGATCCCCCACCTGGAGAAGTTGGGCCGCGGGTTCGCCGGGCTGCCCGGTCCTGCTCAGGCCGCCATCGCCGGGTTGGGTGGGCTGGCTGTTGCGGCCGGTCCGATCTCCAACACGGTCGACGGCGTGAAGAACCTGGCCACCCACGCCAAGAGTCTCGGCTCAAGCATGGCGAGCGCCGGGACGAAGATGGGTTCGGCCGCGTCGAAGGCCACCACGCTGGCCACCAACCTCGGCCGCACCGCGGCGTCCGGCGCCAAGTCGGCGATCGTTGGGATTGGCAACGCCGCCAAGACGGCGGGCGCTGCGGCGCTGTCCGGGGCGAAGTCGCTCGGTGCGTGGGCGCTAGCTGCCGGGAAGTCGGCCGCCTCGGCGATCGCGTCCACCGCGAGCATCGTCGCCCAGAAGGTAGCGATGCTCGCCGGGAAGGTGGCCACCGGTGTGGCCACGGCCGCTCAGTGGCTGTGGAACGCGGCGTTGACCGCCAACCCGATTGGCCTGGTGATCGCCGCCGTCGTCGGCATCGTCGCCGCCCTGGTGCTCGCCTACAACAAGGTCGGCTGGTTTAAGGCGTTCGTTGATGGGGCGTTCCGGTTCATCGGCGCCATCATCAAATGGGTTGCCGGTGTCGTCAGCGCAGTGTTCTCCACCATCTGGAACGTCGCCCAGCGTGTCATCGGCTGGATCGTCGGCTACTGGAAGTTCTACCTGGCCGCCGTGACCACCGTGTGGAACTTCGTCTGGGGCGTCGTCCAGAAGGTCATCGAGTGGATTCGCGGCGTCGTGTCGTCCGTCGTGAACACCGTCAAACGCAAGTGGGATGAGGTCTCGACCAAGGTCCGGCAGGTCTGGCAGGCCATCAAGAACATTGTGGGCGGGGTCGTCGACAACGTGCGATCCAGGGTCGCGAGTGTCGTCAACAACATCCGTCAGAAGTGGGATGAGGTCTCGACCAAGGTCCGGCAGGTCTGGCAGGCCATCAAGAACATCATCAGCGACCGGATCGACTCCGTGAAGCGAATGGTTGAGTCCGCCAAGAACAAGGTCAGCGCCATGTTCGACCCGCTGAAGAACGCCGCCAAGAAGGTGTTCAACACCGTGGCCAAGTTCTGGAACAACACGATCGGCAAACTCAGTTTCACTGCCCCCTCATGGGTTCCCGGCATTGGCGGCAAAGGCTTCTCAATGCCGCAGCTCCCCACGTACCACACCGGTGGCGAGGTGCTCGGCCCGCGAGGCCAGGAGGTGCCGATCATGGCGCTGGGCGGTGAGCGTGTCCTGAGCCTTCAGGAGACGGCCGCCTACGAATCCGGCATGTCCGGACAGCCGATCAACCTCACGGTGAACGCCCTCAGCGACGCCAGCCCCGACGAGATTGCCAGCGTGGTTATCTCACGGCTCGGGTGGGCGATGAACGGTCGCGCGGCATGACCCTCGCCGACTGGCAGGGCGAGCTGGGTGGCCTCACGTTCGGCGCCGGGACGCTGTACGAGCTCACCGGACCGGTGGGGGGGCTCGGCACCCCGGCCCCCCGCACGTCGGACGTGGACCGTGGCGCCCACCCTGGTGAGGTGTCCGGCCTTGACGTGCTGCCCCGGCGTGTACTCACGGTGCCGTTCGGCGTCAACGCCACAACCGCCACTCAGGCCATGGGGCTCGTGCAGGCACTCAAAGAGGCATGGGCCGAATCGGCGCTCGTCGACGTGGCTTTCTCGCTCCAACTCCCAGGGATGACCGCCCGACGCTGGTACGGCCGCCCCCGCGGAATCGACCTCGAACTCGACTCGCTCAGTGAGGGGTGGGTGAAGGCGCTCGGCACGTTCGAGGCGCTCGACCCATACGCCTACGGCGACCCGGTGGTGGTGCCACTCACCACCACCAGTACGGTCGTGACGAACCCGGGCGATGCCCCGACCGACCGGTTCACAATCGAAATCACCGGCGCAGGTGGCACACCGGTGTTGACCAACTCGGGTGCCGACGCTTCGATCCGGTGGGCCGCCGCCCTCACCGGTACCCGGAACATCGACCTCCGGGCCCGCACCGTCGCCACGACCGGCGGCGCTGACAAGTACAGCGAGCTGTCCCCATCGAACGAGTGGTGGGACCTCCAGGCCGGGGGCAACACGATCACCCGGTCCGGCATCTCGGCAGCGTCGATCACCCTCGAACCCGCCTACCGCTGAGGAGCCAACCGTATGGCAGGAATGACCGACTACCTCGAAGACAAGATCCGGGGCCACGTACTCCTCGGAGAGGCTTACACCCAACCGGTCGCCGTTTACCTCGCGTTGTTCTCCGACGCGACAGGCGACGACGGTACGGGCACCGAGGCGACCGGCGGGTCCTACGGCCGGCAGGCGGTGACGTTCGCCGCCGGTGCTGGGCCGGGTGACGCCGACTCCGACGCGGCGGTGACGTTCCCGAACATGCCCGCCGGGACATGGACTCACGCCGCGTTGTTCGACGCCGCCGGCGGTGGGAATATGCTCATTCACGGGCCGCTCGGCGCTTCCAAGACGACCGGGACCGGCGACGACCTCGTGGTGGAGGCCGGGGACGTTTCCGCCTCGTTCGACTGACCGATGAGCACCGTCTACGCCACGGCCTCGTTCTCCGGTACCAGTTCGTTCGGCGGCGCGCTAGGTGCGATCACGACCGAGCTACCGGCGTGGCACGTCTCCGGGTCGTCGTCGTTTGGGGTGTCGATCGCCACCCAGGGGGACGCCCGCCGGACGGTGGTAGTACGGCTCGACGGCACCCAGCTAGGGGAGCTCGAGAACGCCGAGCAAGGCGCCGTCACGTGGACACTCAACGAGTGGGAGTCCGCGTCGATCACCATGGGGATCGACGACCCGAAGGGCCGCCTTATCCTCGACGAGGAGTTCCGCGAGGTGCAGCTCTGGCGGGGGGACGAACTCCTAGTGTTCGGGCCGATCACTGGGACCCGCGCCGATATGGACTCGCTCTCGGCTGACGTGTCCGGGCCGTTGTGGCACTTCTCCCGCCGGTATGTTGGCCGGGCCGAGCGGCTCAACCGGATCTCAAACGGAGACTTCGAGCGGGGGCTCTCCGGGTGGGACGTGCTCAAGACGGCGCACTTCCTCACGTTCGCACCGGTCCGGAAGGGGTGGGACGTTTACGTGACTACGCCGGGCCGGAACGGTGGCCGGGCGCTCGGCATCCGACAGGACACGAGACCGTGGAAGACGGACCCGGCCAGGCTCCTCGGCGACACCGTTTATACGGTGGTTCAGACGGGCGACACCCTGTGGTCGCTCGGCCTCGCGTACTACGGGTCGGGGGGGCAGAGCCTTCGGATTTTGGCCGCAAACTACGCGACGATCAAAGCGGACGCCCAGGCCGTCGGCCTGTGGAATGAACGGGACCCGCTGAGGTACATCAAGCCAGGCCGAACGCTGGCTATTCCTCCGGTGGCTGCTTCCGAGGAGGAAAAGCCCGAAGATATGTACCGGGGCTGGGGCGCCGTTGTCGCCAACCAGACGATCCTCGTCAACGGTGGAGACCACGGTGTTGCTGTCACTGTGTCGGGATGGTGCAAAGTGGTTGGCCGGGAGTTTGAATCGTGGCACGACGGCCGCGGTGCGGTGGTGCAGCGTTTCCCGACAGACTTCCGGACCAACAACCTGTGGACCAGGGAGTACGGGGCGTGGACGAACGGGTGGGGAGGCCTCCGGGGGCTTTACACCGAGGGTCTCGAGATGGCATCGAGCAAGCTTGACGAGGACCACCCGCTCGACATTTGGCACCGCCACGAGGCAACCGTGTTCGTTCCCCCGCGAGCAACCGAGCTAGTGGTAGCTCAGCTCGAGGCGGTGAACGGAACGACTCTCTGGGACGACGTGCGCGTCACGTTCTCCGAGGGCCTCTACTGGGACAATAAGGACCAGGCGACGATTATCGGTGACCTAGCGCTCCATGCTCAGGACCCGGCGTTCGGGAAGACCTACGCCAACATTCACTGGGCCGGAAACCGGGTTACCGGGATCCGGAGGAGCCTCGATGCGCCATTCGACGAGCACCCGAACGTCTGGGACCTCATCTCTGGCTACACCGAACCGGCCGACGGGGTAGACGTATCGGCCGACGTGACACCAACACGCCGGTTCATCAAAGTGGACTACCCGCGAAAGGGGGTTCGCCGGCCAAACATTGGGCTGGAGCTCGGCCGGAACCTCTCGTCGTTCGCGTGGGCGTTCCAAGGTGACAACGCCTCTAGCGCGGTGATCGTGTTGGGGGACGGGGACGGATCCGACCGGGAGGAGGCCTCGGCGATCGACCCTACGGCGTTCGCCGGTGGGCTCACCCTCGAGGAGGTATTCCGGGCTCCGGAGGGAACCGAGACCGTCGCTCTAGGTCAGGTGGCCGCCGAGCGGCTCGAGGTGGTGAAACGGCCGGAGACTCTCGCGGTGACTACGTTTCCGTTTGGGCCGGAGCGGTCCCGGGACCTATTAGGCCGGGTTCGGGTAGGGGATATCGTGCCGGTTCGGATCGATCGAGGTGTGCTCGAGGTGGCCGGGGAGTATCGGATCGTTCGGCTGACTTTAACGCCAGTCGATACATTCGAAATGGTGCTCAATCTGTGGACAGGACGGAGGTAGCAAGGGATGAGTCAACACGTCACGCCGGGGGATCTCGCCGGCACGATCAGCGCTACTAAGGGCCGGGTGTCGCGCCTCGAGCGGGAACTGGTCGCGGTGAAACGAAACAGGACCAGGACTGTCTCAGACTGGGACAACCGGATTGCTATTCACGGCTCGGCCCTCGCCGCCGAAAACGTTGCTATGGCGTGGCTCCCCCATGACGCCCAGATTGTGAGCCTGTCCATCTTCTCCCAGGTGATCGGAACACCGGGGAGGCTCTCTGCTGGGCTCCTCCTCCGCCCGTCCGCCGAGAGCGCCGAGGAGTATTTCGTGACCCGCCCGGGGGACGAGCTCCGACTTTTGGGTGGCTCCTCGTTTGTCGACGTGACGTGGACGCCGGACAACTCCCTCACGCCAGTTCGGGTGGACGTTGTGCCGCGGGTAGTTCCTCAGCTCGTGCCGGTATTCGTAGGTCTCTCGCAACCGGGCGCGGTCACGGGGGATTACACGTTTCTTCAAGCGGTTTTCGAGTTTGATATCGGGCAGAGCCAGCCGTCCGGGC